GGTTAGATCCTTGGTAGCATCACGCAAAATCTGGAATACAGTATTAAGATCTTTAGCTTCGCCGGCCGCATTGAAAAAGTTATTTGCGCCTTCCTCAGTGATGATACCCAGTTTTTCTAGTTCTGCTCGAGCTTCTTTAGAATCAGGTGAGAGCTGAAGGAGGATTCGTCGCAGAGATGTACCACCGGTTGACCCCTTGATACCAGCATTGCCCAACAAGGCCAAAGCCGTAGATACATCCTCGATAGGAATCTGCAGAGCGGCAGCTACACCACCTACATACCGCATAGAAACCGCAAGGTCTTCTACATCGAGTGTGGATTGGTTGGCTGCTCCAGACAACGTATCAACAACATCATTGACATCTTTAGCCTCGATGCCAAAGGTTCTCATGGCATTGGCAGCAATCTCTGCTGCTCTAGCTATAGGAAGATCACCCGCCTTGGCAAGGTTGATTGTCGCTGCGCCTGCACCATCAATAATCTCAGTAGCTGACAAACCAGCCTTGGCCAATTCCAAGAATGCTTCTGCTACTTCAGTAGGACCGAAAGGACCTTGAGATCCCATGTCCAGTGCTGCTTGACGCAATGTCTCTATATCTTCAGCACTAGCAGCAGTGACTGCCGAGATAGCTGAAATTTCTTTCTCAAAATCTGCCGCAGTTTTAACCGCAGTTACGAAACCACTAGCCAGGACTGTTCCAAAGCCCAGCATTTGCCGGCCCGCTGATGTCAACTTTCGTCCAGCAGCATCCACACCTGAGGTGTCTATATCTATGAGGCCATGTGCGGTACCCAGGTTATAATCTGGAATGGTTCACCTCCCTGGTGGTTTCATTGGACGGAATCGTTGTTTGTCTGGCAACTGCAGTATTCTAGCAAGAACCTGGTAACGTTTTCGGTTTCGGTCAGTATCAGTCTTAGCTTGCACTGCGTCCATTTCAGCTTCCACACTCATACCAAAGTGTCCGCAAGCCTGATCGAAACAGTAAGCAGTATAATCATCTTGTATAGCCAGTAGCGTACTAGGACGCACCGACCACATCTTAGCTTCCCGATACGTCGTCCATAACAGAGGTAAGTTCTTTACGAAAGGAGTCTACGTCAGACGTACCTCCGACTGCATAGTTGAAAATGAACATCTTATCTTCGATATCCACTTCATCAACATACAGTATATTCGGATCTCTATAACTTTCAACTAAGCCATTGCCTTTAGCATCCATAGGCACAGCGACTACCTGAGGTTCCACACAAGAATGGATGACAACCGCATCAACTAATGCCATCATATCTTTCATGGCCTCAGGATTCAGGTCTAGATCTTCCATTTTGGGCTGAGCTTTGCCCTTAAGTGCCTGAGTGATAAACTCCATAAGACTATTCGGAATCTTACCTTGAGCTAGAAATACCTGAAGACCAGGTCGTTTGACCAAAGCGACATTGCCGCTAGGAACACGGATAGGGGTGCCCCCACCAGCCTTTTTCCACTGAGAAGCAGAAGTAGGTCCAGAGAGGACACCCGAATCCGGTACCTTGCTCGGCGTCACACGAGAAGGAGTTTTCTTTGCTGTCGATTTCTTTGCAACCATGGGCTCCTAGGCCTCCTATATAGTGAGCATAACGGTGGGCGGATGTCAAAGGACGAAAAAACACCCGCCCACCAGACCATGCTCAGGGTTATTATATTACGATCCGCCCTGCTTATTGGTACGGATTGTCAATGAACCACCCGTCAATGAAGCAACGTTGGCAGTCATCTGTGATACGTTAATACCGGCCAAAGTACCCTTGAACTCGATGATCCAGTCACCTGGAGCACCAGTAACAGTAACATCACCTGGGGCGATATTTGACAAGCCCTCAAGCGCCGTAGTAAGGGCTGCAACGCTGACATTGTATGGTAGTGCTCCGGTCGTTTGAGCGGAGTAGGTGAGTGTGAATGTACCACCAGTGGCATCCGAAATGATTTCTTGGATTTCATTGGAGGTAAGCGAGATGGATGTAATGGTTTCATTCCAAGTAATGCGATAGAGGTTATCACTCGCATCGCCCAGGCCTCGACCAGAACAACTTGTCACGAAGAAAACACCATCACCGAACTCACCCTCGAGAGTATCATCTGCCTTACACTTATAGATAATGACGTGGACGTCACCACCATCGTCGGCAATAGATTGACCCTCGATACGGAAGTATCGGCGTTGATCAGTAGTCTTCTTCAGGAAGTCTTTCACCTCGGCAGTGCCCGAACCCGATGATGTGACAGTGCCACCACTGAGTACGTTCCATGCCTCGATAGAAATACCACCTGCTTCTAGTTCCCATTCAACTACTGGACCTTTACCATGGATAGCCCAAAGTCGATCATCCCCACGGAGTTCCTCATAATCTTCGGCTTCTGAGAAGCTAAGAGTTTGAGCCACCGGAAGATCAACTGTGGTAGCCAAGGTACCATCCGCGTTGATAGGTGTCAATTTAATATCCCTCAAGCCAAACGGCAATACGGGATCAGTTAGCGGCATTATACTTCCTTCCCTGAGCTGGGTGTGGAGGCGTTTTAAACCTCAGAGTTTCTAACAAATCTCCCTTAATAGAGAAGCGATGGATAATCACGACACCCGGGCGCTTACCACACCAACGACTGTCACATCGAACCTCGATGACATCATCCTCCATGGTTCCATGAAGTTTATTCTCGCACCTTAGTTCAATCATTCCCATCACTTCCGCAGGTTACTGATCACCTTCGACCGTTTCAACCCATACTCCACCCTCTTCGGTACCTTTGGGGCCCCTTTGAGTTTCGGCTGGGCGAGTGCTCGGTTCTTCCGGTGCGGCTTCTTCCAATTCGTCAGGAAACTCATCCAGCAACTTCCTTGCCTCACCATCTGGCAACTCAAGGACAAAGTTGTTACTGGCTTCCCACACCAACTCTTCCGGATCTTCTTCAGTCCGGTTCGGGTCAGGGTTTGGAATTACTCTCCTGTGGTTTGCGGAAGGAGCATTGTATTTGACTCTCATGTAACCTCCTTGTAAAGAACACGGAATCTTATAAACCTTGTGACAGTACCCATATCTGGGTCCTTGAAATCTTCACTAGCATCTATCCAACGAACTGATACCACACCAGCCAGTTTATCAGAAGCATTGGTAAAGAGGTTTCTGAGTATCTGAATGATGTCGTCGAGACGTAGATAATCACCCGGCACATCGTGTACAAATACCTGAAAACTCTGAGTGAAGACCTTGGACAGATCATCACCCATCATCTCAGGTTGAACTACAAACATCTTGTACATGATGTAGGGTTTCGTAGGGACTTCTTGCAAAACGCTTGACTCATAAATACGACTACCAACATGGGCCGTCAAGGGAGCATACCCTACCATCTTACCGTAGATCCATGACCTAATCATAGTAAACAATCCCCGATAAGATATCTGAGAGGTCATTCATCAACTCAGGACCAAGTATTTCTATGGTGGGCAGGATGATCGCGTAAAGACCACCCCAACGGATTTCTAGCCAAATGCCATAGTCCATTGTGTGGAATAAAGAAATGCCGAAAGAAGACTGTGTGATCAAAGGTTCAGATTTCAAACCCTGTCTCGCATCGCCAGTGCGGTCTTCCCAAGGCGCATTCGCTTGGGCATACTCTGCTAGCTTCGGTGCAAACTCACGCACCTTCTCTTCTAATTTCTTCTTTGTCTTAGCGCTAAAATTATCCAGTCCATCCCATAAAGTATCAACACCCCAGTCCCAGTCAATTTGTGGCATTCGGACCTCTGTAAATAATGCCGGCCTGTTTGTGGTCGTGTCTTCTGACTTGAACGAAGTTGACCTCGTATCTGCCCGGATTGAGAATTTTACCATCGGTCCATAGAAAGTAATCATTCTTTTCTATGTCTATCTCTGGAGTTGCAATCAGAACATATTCGATCAACGAAGTTTCATCCTCGCCAGTCTTGAGATTAGCCCTTGCTAGTTCGATGGTAAGGCGGCGCTTAAAGGGCATAAAGGAGAACCTCTGCTCTTCAAGCACCACCTCGCCATTGATAACCCTACCGCCTGCTGCCGTGGTTGTCCAGGAGGGCCGATGCAGAATGATAGGAATATAGTCTAGGTCGATATACCTAAGCATCAACCTATTCCGTACCTGTCGCTCTGTCCAGCTCATCTGTTTGAATTCTCTCTACGAATGTTACCGATAACTGCTCTACCCCTCCCTGAGGTCGGGGCAAAGCCGGCATACATATCGACCATTCGTTTTGCTGCTTTGTGAAGTTCTGTCAACTCTCGCATGGCATTACCTTCGTTAACCGTAACTAGGTTTGCGTAGTTGGCCATCTTCGCCATCCACCCATGCCATGCGGCAGCCTCTACAGTACTACCAATCTCGAGGAAATCATCGACTTCCTCATTACTGAACATAGTATCTGCATCGGTCTTGCCAGCAGGAATGCTTTCACCTAAAAGCAAACGAAGGCGCTCATGCGAGGTTTGATTCACGAGGTTCGATCCTCCTGTGTAAGTTGGTCACTATCGTAACGACGTAGTCGCTCGATAAGTTCTTGCTTCTTCCCACTCACCACGAGTTCATTCTCACGCAGTGAATCACGGAGTTCTTCGGCAGTCCATTGGTCATAGTCGTCCTCAGTGGTGCCTTCAGACATACCTTCAGTTCCTTCTCCTCTGACTTCGACTACACCTCCTCGATCACCGATACGAGGTGGACCTTCCTCTTCTTCCTGCTTCTTACGACGATAGAACTCTTTGAGTTGTTCCGCCGAGAAGTTTTTGACAACATCCCATCCATCGCCCTCATCCGCATAGGCAACGCCTGTAAACGGATCACGCTTAATGGGTGTAACGCCAGCAGGAAGTTGGCCACGGTCCTGAAGATAAATGATCTCCGCCTCTGTAAGATCGCCAGAAGCAATCTTATCTGGGTCAATTTTCATACTCATGTCAGGTCTCCTTACGCGTATGCCGCTGGGATGGTGTAAGTCCCACCGGTTCCGAGTTCGGTCACCACACCTGCACCACGATGCCGGACACCAGTTCCGAAACCATGCAGGTAGAATGAGTCGATCAACGGATAGTCAGGAGTACGACCCTTGACCAACCGCAGACCACGGAGTGAAGCATTCTCATGTTGACGAATGCCGATAGGATTGCCGATATTGTCAGGACCACCTGAAGCCAGACCAACGATGTAGTTGCTGGGGATGTATTCTTCCTCAATAACTACCCATGGACCATATGTTCCAATGGTGCGGAGACCAGGAACATTGACTGTAGGAGGACGACCGACAATACCACTATTCGCTGGAAGAAATACCCCGCCACCAACTGCTTCACCTGGAATGAAGGTGTACAAAGAACCACCAACACCAGCTACCATGGCACGAATCAACAGACCTTCCTGGCGTGAGCACAGGAGAAGGAGCTGATATCCATTGGCAAGGCTATAGCCATGATGATACAGATGATCTTCCATCGTGTTAATATCACCAGCATCGAGAGTCAAAGAACCACTCTCAAGATAGTGATTATGTGAAGCCGCGTGGGTGACGTTCTTCCACTTAGGCGGAACCATCGAGTCACCGTTATAGAACGGGTACACGTTATAGGCTACACCCTCGATTGTGGCAGCATTGGTGGTGCTGTTGAACAAACGACGCATGATCCGGGTGAACAGGAGACGATTGTCCGCCTCGAGTGCCTGGTTATTGAGGGCAGCGAGTTGCTCCGAAGAGGTCTCTGCCAGGAACATCCAGGTGTACCGGATTGCCAAGTCCCACCACTTGAAGTCATATCCATGCTGGAACGCTGGGCCCAGACGGATACCGACCGGCTCACCGAACTCCGATGCTTCTTGGAAATTCTCTTCTACTGGGTATCGAACATTTTCGATAAGTGTTGATACGTTGTAGGTAAGCATGTTCACCAACGCAGAACGCTGGCGATTCCAAAGGGCAACGGTACGACTGAATTCGTCCCACATGTTATTGAGGGCAACGCCATCAGTCGTCTCGGTAATGAGATCTGCCATCTCATTATAGCCTCGAGCGCCACCCGAAGCCTGAGCCATCTTGAGGATGAACTCCCGTTGTTTGGGGTCAAGAAGATTAGGAAGCGAAGTTTTGTACATTGACAACCAACCTATCTGCCTCGACGGTGAAACCGATGTAAACCTGTGTGGCTGATACAGCGGCGGATGATATGACGCCAGTTGTGGTGTTCGCAGTGTATGCAGTGCCTGCTGCGAGAGCAGCCTCTACAATCTCACCGTGATTCATCACGTCGATGACATCTCCAGCAACTCTGTTTGCCGGTTGACAAATTACACCGACAATTCCTGTCTGGCCGGCTCCGACCACCACTCTTCCGCTTGAGTTAATACCAACTGCTATTGGAGCAACAGCACCGGTATAGTTAGCGTTGAGAGGCGCTCGAGTCCCACCACCGACAGGGTTATATTTATCAAAACGAGCCAAGCTCGTCCCCTTCCTAGTGTGTGGTTAACCCCGACGAAGCGCTGGATATTTCTCGATCAGCGCCTGATCAGGATCTGGTTCTCCTTTACCATTTCTACCACCGGCAAACTTAGATCCGCTAGCAGGAGGCTTAGTCTCACCGATGAGGTGTGGCTTCTTTGTTACCAAAGTTTTCAACGCGGCTTCGACCGACTTCTCGTCGATAACGATGTCGTCTGGTTCGTCTTCATCCTGCTCCACGTCGATTTCTTCTCGATCGACGAGGCGTAGGGCATCATCAAGGTCAACGAACTTCATCGCCGTGGCCTTCTTCTGAATGACGTTGTCCAATGCTGATTGCTTTAGTTTCGCAGCAAGCTTCTCTGCCTTGGTCTTGTTTTCCGAGGCTTCATTCTTTGCCTGGTCGAGCTCAGAGGCCTCTTTGTTTTGAAGAGTCTTCTGTGACTTGGCCAGTTTTCGATTCTCCTTCTCAAGCTTCCTCCGAGCATCTCGCTCTTTCTTGAGGGCAGTCTTGAGGGCGGTGTTATCTGGTTGATCGTCCTCTTCTCCGTCGTCTTCGTCACCTTCGGTTTCGTCGTCATCAGTTTGATCATCCGCTTCACCTTCAGAATCATTCTTCTGGTCAGGCTTTGTATCATCCTTCTTGTCTTCGAATCCTCGTATAACGAGAAACTTAAAATCCTCCAGAGTAAGAGGAGTATAACTTTTGCAACCCATCACGGGTTCCTTTCTTACGGCCTCTCGCCGCTAACGTTTGGTAACTACTTCGTTACCATCCGACTCATTAACTCGACTTGTGTTATTCGAGTTAGATTGTTGTTTAGGTGGAAGAGTATCGCCCGGTCCTTGCTTGCGTCCACCAGGTCCAGCAAACTGTTCTTGCTGCATGCTCATGGTAACTTCAAGGAGTGCTTTCTCTTCATCCAAGATCTGTTGTTCAATATCATCTGGGAAGTGATAACCCAGCTTCTCCATCTCAAGGCGAAAGAAGGCTCGTGAAATGACTTTGCGATCTATCATGTTGGTCAGTTCTTCAACATGCTTCGCTCGATTGATGGGGAGTTTATCTCCCAATCTAGGTAAGATCTTAAGGTCGCCAAAGTCAAACCCCTCATAGACCCTGAACCATACCTTCATGTCGAACCACATTTGGGTGAGTCGCTCTATTGCGAACTCTTCCCTAAGTTCTATCTTCGCCATGAGAGGTTCAAATTTGACTGCTAAGGTCATAGGTGATTCAGCAGTAGCAACATCTACTTTGCCAAGAGCTACTTCAGGAATACCAGAAGATTCATACATAGAACGCTCGAGGTATTCAATGTGTTTCTCGATCGACGATGTATTAGTAATTCCATCTAGTTTCTTAAATAGAGTCTGTCCTGGGACAGTTAGAACCTTGCCCGGAGCAATAGTCCAAGCTATTTCACGACCAGCTCGATCTACAGGCGGTGAGGCATCAGTAACGTAAGCACCCAGACCAGCAAGTGAAATGCCAGTATCAGTATCAGTAATGGCTTGATTAACTGCCTGGAAAAGTCGCTCAAGACCCTTGAGTTCTGACGAGCCATACGGATCTCCATCCCATATACCATTCTTAAAGTGATACACTGGAATCTGTCGAATGTCAGGATGCAGTGTTTCCAAGGGATGGATAGTGGCTATTCGCTCAGCCTTCTCAGGATCATTCCATCCCTCGAGTTCCCAGAGATCCTCTACCCTCCACACTGAACCATTCTCATTGTAACCATACTGCAGAATCTTGACGATAGATTTATTGGGATCGTCAGGGTGTACCTGCAGTTCAACTAGCCGTACCCCGATGCGGTTGTTAAGGTCATCTACATCAAACACTGGAAAATAACTGCCGGGATGAACTGAGTTGATTGAAACCCTCGAGCCCTCCTCTTGCTCAGGGTCGCCAGTTACATGGAATACAAAGTCACCCTTTACCACACCTGATAGCTTGGCAATTTGAAACCGACTGCAGAACTCTTCCCTGGTACAGAAGTCATCTAGAAAGGCTTGTTGCTCAGGATGCTCGTCGGAATGTTCGACGGCCATGTGCATACCCTTGAGAAAATAGTAGGCAGTGATATCTACTATCTTACGAGGGTTAGGAATGAATATGGGTCCGCCTTCGTTCTCCTCATCTACAAGCACAATATCAAAAGTGTCTGGGACACTCCAGTACATATCGTCGTATTTGTTATACGAGGCGATACGTGCTTGTTCTAAGTCAGGAACCCACTCTGGAAATCCAGATATGTATGGAGTTACTGTACTATAAGGAGTAACGATATCCATTACCTCGTCCTGCCTCTGCGTCTTCCGACTACCGCACGTCTAGTTGTGGGCAACTGGATCTTTTCGTCGACTATACTAAAGTAGCCATAGATGAATCGACTAAGAGCCTCGGGACCATGATTGTCCTTATCCATCGGAAGCTCAGTAGAATTTTTTTGTTCTGTCTTATGCCGAGGCCAGCGATACCCTTCTCGCATTTCCCATGCTAGCTGTTTACAGCTGATGTCAACGACAATATCTGCCTTTTGATTCTCCGGCGGTTCGTCCGGAGGCATAGGCTTGAGATGTTTACGGACCAGCGCAGTACGCGTCTGCACTTCTCCACCCGTGTTAAGTCGTGCAGGCTTGCGAAGAACTCTTTCCAAAATACGCACGTCGTCTGGGTTGTGGGGGTCTGGATAGAAAGCCACAAGACCTGACATCCAGGGATGAGCTGAAAGGAATCGGGCGATTTCATCAGTATCTTGCTCGAGGAAGTAGTGTTCCCCAATGACATATACCCGGTTGAAGTTGTCCACCTGAATCCATAGCCATACCCAGTAGTTTGTGAAGCCGAAGTCAACGGCGGCGTAGACAGGCCAGTCAGGGTTGTAAACAATCTTCCGAAGGTGAACCGCATCATCCCACTCCTTCATTACTCGACCGACTTTGTCGATGAACTCCCCGCCATATTGACGACGGAATTCTTCGGCAGTCAGATCCTCTTCAGCCTCAAGAATCTCAGGATCCCTGCGCCCACCCGGAAAAACTATGTCGTTAGTCCAAGAGGGCATACGCCAAGATTTCCAAGGCTTCTTATCAGATGTATCTAGCCCACGTCGATACCCCCAATATAAAAGAGAGATATCTGCGGAAATCTCTGGCACTCCACTCATAAGGGACCAACCGCGCTTGTCAGAGAGGGCCGGTCTCACATACTCGGTGAAAGTAGACCGGTGCAACCTTCCGGCTTCAGCGAGGAGAACAAAATCCAAGCCCTCTCCGACTAAGCTCTCTGGAGTCGCTGCGCTTCGACAATCCAGATCCCATCCCCAAGAAGTCGCAATATGCATATTGCCATTCTCAACGTTCTTGAGGAACTTATGAGAAACAGTATCCACACCCAACTTCTTCAGGGAATCATAGATAACACGAAACTCTTTTTCGCAGTCGATGTAGTTAGGACCAATGATCCATCCTCGCTGAGGCTCACCGAGACGATTTCGTAAGAATGCTGTCGGTTCGCATTCCTTTCCACCAAGAAGAGTTTTCCCCCACCTTCGACCATTGGAAAGCACCCTATGTCGATGATGGTCATAGTGTACCTCCTTCTGAGCTTCATGTGGGAAATAACCTGTTGCCTCGAAATATGCATCCTTGCGAAGAATGCCGCCTGCCATTGCTGGAGGTGTAAAAGTCATTGACGAAGTTCCTTATCTTCGGTCAACCCATTCCAACTGAGACCACCATCGGCATCAGCATTTGGCTCCGGTGTACCCGCAGTGTAGATTGACTTCATCTGATTAGATGGATTCAATACATGGGCTCTGGGTTTACGGAAAATAGTAGTCGTATGAGTATCAACTTCATATTCTGTCTCAGGAATGTTCTTACTAAAATCAGGCATGCTTCTCCCTCACATCAAACCAGAATTCCTCTTCACCTTGTTGAGTACCAGAGGCAATGAATCGGTAAAAATGCCGACCACTTACCTCTGGTGAATACTCTCCCTCGTATATTCCAAGGGGTGACTGCAAAGCAATTACGGATTCTACAATATCACTACCGGGTCTCTTTACGGTAAATTCACCAGTGACACTAACTAGGACAGTGTCTACATAGGTTTCCGCATGGAGAATGACTACATCCCCTACATCATATTTGTTTGGAATAGCCATCTAACGAGTCCTCGTAACAATAATCAATCCAGTAGATTCAGCTGGTTCGATATCTAGCATCTTATAATCCCTAAGTGAAATCCTCATAGATTCATAGTCATAGAGAACTATAACTAGGGGTAGAACTTCCTGACCGAATAATCTCCAACGAAGATCTAGATTATCACCGAAGTGAGCCTTCAAATTCCATTGCAACGCAACAGAATCTCCAGCAGGAGTTCTGATGGCCCAACGATAATCAATCTGATCAAAGAAGAAGGTACGGATGCCCCATTGAATCCCTACAGAATCCGTGACCTTTGATCGCGTATTCCATACGAACATTTGCTGATCGCCGGTAAGAGCTCGTAGGACCCAACGTAGATCACGTTGCTTTGATACCGACTGTATCGTTCGCCAACGAAGATCCCTTTGTTGATTAACCTTAGCCCTAGTATTCCACACCAAACCTAGAGTATCACCGACAGGACCACCAAGACCCCAGAGCAACTCTAGGTTATCATTGAATGTAGTTCTGACACCCCATCTTAGGTTAGCATTGTCAGCCAACAGTGCTCGTACAGACCACCGAGGATTTATACTCTTGCCAACATAACCCCAGACCTTCCAGCGAAGATCTAAAGTATCATTGAAAGTACTTCTTACATTCCATCGAAGATCTAGTAGATCACCGACAGTTCCGGTCTGCAATACATTCCACACCAAACCAAGTTGATCACCGGTAAGTGCTTTGATAGCCCAACGAAGATCTTCCTGATCACCTATGAGTGCTCTGACTACCCAGCGATAATCTATGCTATCATTGAAGCTAGTCCGAATACCCCAACGCAGATCATTCTGATCGTTTATTAAAGCTCTAACATTCCACCGAAGGTTATTGTTATCGCCAGTTAGAGTTCTAATACCCCATCTTAGTTCAGAAGAGTCACCAGCTGTACTGCGTAATGCCCATCGAAGATCTGTCTCATCGAGAAGCCTAGTACGAACTCTCCAGCGAATATCCAGGGCGTCCCCGATGACTCCAACTGGTCCAAGGACGTCCCATCGGATGTCCAGAGGATCACCAAGAAGGGCCCTAACTGACCACCGGAACTCAGTATTGTCGCCAAGCGGTACTCTTATTCCCCAGCGGAAGTCAGCTTGGTCTCCAACTCCAGTTCGTATACCCCATCGGATATCTTCCTGGTCACCAACCACCGTACGGATCGCCCACCGGAGGTCTGAAGAATCATTGATCCGACTTCGGATCGACCAACGCAGATCGCTTGCGTCGTTGACCAGTGCCTTGATATTCCATCGTACATCACTGGTATCACCTATGAGCGCCTTGAGTCGCCAACGAAAATCTGATTGATCTCCAACAAAAGTTCTAACGCTCCACCGATAATCCACACTATCATTGAACTTAGTGCGGACACCCCATCGTGTATCGAGGCTATCGTTGAACTTGGTTCTAACTCCCCAGCGGATATCGTTGAGAGCAAACGAGGCTTGCTTTGTATGCCAGCGATAATCTATCTGATCACCCAAAGCAACCCTGAGGGACCAACGGAAGTCACTAGACTTACCTATAGCGAAGGATGCTATACCGGACCACCAAGGCAACATCCCCGTTGCCCACATGCGGTCTTGCTTCGTATTGATGGGTAGGTTCGGTGCTATAGGCAGACACTTAGTTTGCCAGGTAACAATCGACCAACGCAGTACCTGACCAGAACCAATCCACGTATTCCATCGCAGATCAGTCTGATCACCCAGGATGGTTCGTACTGACCATCGAGTGTCTAGAGAATCATTGACTCTAGTGCGAACACCCCAGCGATAATCTATCTGGTCACCGAGAGCAGTACGCACATTCCAACGATAGTCTATCTGATCACCCAGTGCAGTGCGAACACTCCATCGAGTATCTAGGGAATCATTAAGTGTAGTGCGTACTCCCCATCGTGTGTCGAGGGATTTTCCAACTGCTGTTGAGGGCTGTTGGAAGGTTATTAATGGATCTACTCGACGTTGTCTATAATTACCTATAATGCGAGCTACCGTTTTAGGCAGTACCCATGTCGGTTGAATGATAGTTGGGAAGGAAGGAAGAGGAGCAACAGTTACTGGAGGTGTACCGGGTGTTACATCAGCAGATGCCGTAGCAGTTAACCCACCCCATGCTGCGGATGCCGTAGCTTGTACTGGAGTAAGCGGTGTGGCAGTTACTGTGCCAGTCAAACCACCAAAAGCTGCTGAAGCTGTGGCCTGTGTTGTGGCTGTTCCTGGCGGATATTGATTGCTGGTACCCTCACCGACGAACAGGTTATCAAATGAACACTCATTGGTTGGTGATGTCGTTTCTTGCAGATAAACGACGAGGTTGACAGCACCGCCCATCATGGCGGTATTGGTAGTGTTCTGGACTTCTTCTACCAATTCACTGTCGTGGTAGACACGGAACCAATTGCCCGACGCCGTGTAGGTCCAGCGCACCAACGTCGCTCGATTGGTGCGATTGGCACCACTGAAGTTACCACCATTGACATAGCCAGTAGTACGCACCTGCAGATGCGTCTCGTTGGCGATGGCGATGGAGTAGCCAACCCCGTTGCCGTCGACCAGTCCGACATTGACACTGCCGTTGCCGATCGTCAGTGAGGCATTGGCATCGACAATGACTTCCCAATCACCAGAGAGGTCAACGCCGTGCGCCAAAACCCCCATGCCATGAAGGCCGGTGTTGTTGTTCGTCGTTCCTCGACCGGAGATGACTCCCCAGTCAATGGCGCCCAGCGAGATCCATCCAACCGGGGCACCATTCGCTTGATCGAATGGCTCCCAGAAGTATGAGGTCGGAGTCGAAGGGGTCGCCGTTGCGGTGGCTCCCAAACCACCCCAGGCAGCCGACGCGGTAGCCTCTACCTGAGTGGCATAGGCAACGTTGGTATCATTGACCACTGCCCCGAGATCTTCCGAGACGAGAGTCTTGCCATCGTTCGGAGCAACCCGCATGTTCGAGATGGTGACATCGACAATGCCGCTGTCAATCTCAAGACCACGAATATGCCATGCAGTGGACGGATGACCGATCGAATTTGTGATCGCTCCGTTGGTCACCGTGGCGGAATTAGTGACCGAGGTGTTTGTGATCGACTTTGTGGCACCTTCAGCATAGAAAAGAACATCACCGTGGTCGACGTCAGTCGAGTCGTTGGCCCGATTGATCCGCTTAACAGTAACTATTACGTCGTCTACATCACGAGTATTAGACTCGCAAGCAATATAAAGACCCGCAGCAACCGTGTGGTCCACGTCGATGTCATAAAACCGGATGTTGTTTCCACCAACAATAGCACAGCCTCGACCGGCAGTGTTTGCGACAACCGGAGATTGCACCACCACATTACTGCAGGGACTGGCATCTCCATCATAAGAAACAACTGCCACACCATCATCAGCACAATTTGCTACATTCGGTGTATTGATTACTACATCAGTAGAACCATTAGTAACATGGATAGCATCAGCCCTAGAGCCAGTCAGCACCACATTATCGAGAATTGGTCGGGATGCCCCATAAACAAAGAATCCGACAGAGTGGCTCGAGGAAACTAATGTATTTGTAAGGCGCTGTTGACTACCGCTAATAACGACCTTGTGGTGCTCAAGATCAGTTCCTCGTGAAGTATTGACCGAAGAGAATTCAACATCAGTCAATTCCTGAAAAGTGCCAGACATCTTGAATGCGGAGGCTGTCTGCACCGTCGCATGAATGCGCCCTGGACCGATGATCTTTCCAGGGGTTGTCCAGTTCAGCACCACGTTGTGGTTATAAATCTTCCCCACACGAATGTCGAGAATTGTGTTGGAAGTCATGGCGTCGAGGGCGCTTTGCAGCGCCGTAGCATCGTTGGTGGCGCCTGCTCCTCCAGCACCATAATCCTCTGGATAGATTATAGTAGGCTCAGCAGCAGCTGCAGTACCGGTCAATCCTCCCCATGCCGCCGAAGCGGTGGCCTGGACAACGGTTGGCTCGGGTCGTACCAAGACCACTGCGGTCAACGATTCCGACGCGGCATCATTGGTGCCATTCGTCCAGGCGTTGGTACCCGTAGTAGAACCAGCTGCACCGAGGGTCTTGTATGCCGTCATGCACTGGTTGTCGAGCGAGCCGCCCGCAGTTTCCGAGGCGTTGCCCCCCGTGACCAAGGTATACCCCGACGGTGCCCCAGGTGTCTTGGTCGCGGCAGTTGCCAGCGAAATCTGCAAGTGGGCAATAACAAATGCGTTGGCCGTCGCGCTGGTGGCATTGAGCGTAGCAGGCGTTGAGTTATTGGCGATAACCCCGTAGGCGGGGACCGTGATGTCTTCAGGGGTGGCGTTGTTGACACCCCGCAAAGCGATGATGATCCCAACCATCTGTGACGACGTAGCATTACCCGACACAACGAAGGTATAGTTGGACGGCTCTCCTGAAGCCGTAGTGATCACCTTGCGTAAAATGGTAGTGTGGCGGTCGTTCTGAGTGGTGCTGCCCGCCGTTGCTGGCGTTAGTCCAGTCCAACCGCTACAGGTGAAGTTGGAGGTGTTGGCGAACGTGGTCTTAGAAATAAACGCGTAGAGGACATCGCCATCTGCTAATCCAGTAGGTTTTGTGACGGTGATACCCGTCGAAGCCGCGGCGGTAACCGACGTGGCCTGTGCATTGACGATCGTGATGGCCATGTCTCACCTCCCCCGACTATTCAGGCCAGAGAAGGCTAGCCCTTTTCAATGTACTCGATCATAGCCGACATAACCGTAGCTCCAGCTGGGGCTACCATCAGTTCTATACCAAAGAAGCTCGAGGGCGGTACAACTAACCGTCCCTCTTCATCCAAGGCGACCCACTCCCAACCCGCTACAAGATTAAATCCATCGCTATGTAGCACAGTCTGAGAGGAGGGTTCAACAGAATGATTTACACCCCCATCTACACCTGATGCTGCATAAGCACCTAAAGCATAAGGTGTAGATGTTGTATTGGTACCCTCAGTAGTAGCACGGAAGATAGTCACCTGAGAAGCTTCAGAAACAGTAGCCCTCGTAGTGATTTTACAACGCACCACTTCTAAAACAGCAGTCGCAGGAGATCCTACTGTCACTAGCGTCTTTGCTGCTGTAACCGAAATAGAATCCATCTTTACTGCATAACGACCTCTGGCCATTTATACTCCTTTAAGTTTAAGTATTGATGGGCAGAGTTAGTTCAGCTGCACCAATAGCAATGTTATAAGTATCTCCAGCAGTATAAGCAGCAGCAGTAATAACACCACTACCCAGATAATTGCCCGAGGTCGAAGCATCCCAAAGACTGAAGTGTGTGGCATCTTGTGACCCGGCGATGGCAACCCATGTGACGGCGGCATCATTGACAATCTTACGAAATCCCGCTGCTCCTGCCTGAGGCGCACCAAAGCTTACTAGTTTACGAGATGTCTCAGTTGCCACAGAAGTTGTCCCTGCAGTGCCCGGCTCAGCCGTATGGAGCTGCATATAGGGTGTCGCAATAACATAGCTAGTGTTATTGCCTATTGCATTGAGGATTGCATCAGCAGTCGCCGAAGCCATTCCAACAGCCATTGTTACCTTCTAACTAGGGTAGGTCGTATCATAAATAACTGAGCTTGAGCTGGAGAAGTTACATCAGCCGAGGCAGTTGCCGTAAGTCCACCCCATGGTGCTGAGGATGTAGCCTGTATTGGAGTAAGTGGAGTCGCCGTCACCGTCGCAGTGAGTCCACCCCATGCCGCTGAGGCAGTGGCTTGTACTGTAGCTCCACCAGCTGCTGCCTTAATCTCGACGCCCGCCATTGCCCCCGATGTGAGCAATTCGGTGGTCGTGAATCCAAGGGTCAGGGAACCGGCACCGGCCGAGGCTCGACTACATGCCCGTTCGTTGAATCCGAACCCGCCACCACCACCGCCGTTATACTGCGATGTTGAATTGGCATCAACCCCAATATCCCCGCCCGCCGAACGGTAAGGCAGACCGGCTAACAAAAGCGACCCTGTTGCCGTTGCGGTTATGGCAACGTCCCCGTCGTTCGCCGTCGTCGTCGTCCCAGTGTTGCCGACTCCAGAACTGTCCGAGCCCGCCAACGACCAAATAATGACCGACTGTCGATTGTAAGACCGACCAGCGGCATACGTTGTATTGATCTGTTCAGTCGTGACAACCGACGCTGCCCATGCCGTCCATATCTCGACTCGCCAATTATTGGGTCCGTCAACGACTTCAACGGCGCGCGTCCACGTCAGATTCCCCGAGGTCATCGTGGATATCTGGTTCGTTGCCGCTCCGTTCGCTACAAGCATCGCGACAACCATCCGGTTTGTACCCGGAGTGGTGAACGTCGGCCACGTTACGTCAGTGGCACTGCCGGTGAGATCCCGAGCGCTTACTGGAAAGCTTGCATCAACGGTTACAGCCACGAGCTATGCCCACTCTCCACGAGTGAGTGTGGTGCCATCATCAGAGATTGAAGATGTGCCTACGTTACCGCTATCAGCATCATTTCTGAGGGTAGTGAGGGAAGAGGTCTGGGTTAGCTTATTGCGGTTCAATGCGAGCAGCCACGCCAAGACCTCTTCCACACCACTCCCGCCTGCACCGTATGTTGGCGCTGCAGTAGGCTCTTTAATATCCACGGGATACATCGTCAAGACGGTGGTCTTTGCCCCAGCAGTAGCCGTCTTAGCAATAACAGTGACACAGTCAGCATTCATCTCTGTCGCAGTGAGATCAAGATAATATACCCCAGAAGCCGAAGCTATCTCAGTCATCTCATTCGTACAGTCGGTGAATGTGCCCTGATCCTTTGATACCTCTGAATCAGGTGTAGTTGCCCCAGTAACAAGATCTCCATCTGCATCCAGAATGGGAAATACAACCCGAAAGGCTCTGTTCTTAATCGGGAAGGGCATTGCATCAGCTGCTGCCATACTACCATCTCCTTATATGACTACCTGGGGCATGGGCTGCAAACTGAACGCCACCACGTCGTTTCGCTGTCGGTTGTCCTGAGGGTGCTGCAGTAGTATGATTGACTACTAGCTTCGGATCATTTGTCGTACCAGATGTATCTGCAGATATTAACTGAAGATATTCTTCAACTGAAACAGTACCAGCAATATGCCGATTAGAACAAAGAACATACCGGCTAAAACCAGTCTTATTGACTGACCCTACCATACCAGCTTGAGAGGCGAAGTCATTATAGTCAGTAGTGATCAAGGACCCCGGAGCTAAAGTGGCACATAGAGTTAAAGCATTTAACTGGGAATCACTTCGCCAGTCCGTGTCCTGCATAGTGCCACCCCAGTCATATGCTCTGAGTTGGACGGTCATCAGATCACCGGGGTCATTATCATTAGAACCCCATATAGAGAAGACTCCAGAATCTATAGTATCAGTATCTGGAATGCTCGAGGTATCAAACTCCAGCATAATCTCCATGCATTCATAGCCACCAGCATGTGCAGGATCAGCTTGTCCTACAAAGAGAACTGGCTCATTGCCTACATCCATGAATTTCGTACCAGCCGCACCACTACGAGCATTGGCATAAGAGTCATCATGGTTTAGTACCCAGAAGTCATTAGCTCCAGCAAATACTGTAGTCGTGGTCATTTAAATACAATCTCTCATATCTGAGCCTTTACTGCATCTGTCACCATGGTACGCAGGGCCTTCAACAGATCCTCACTATACTTAGCAGAGTAAGGTGGTCCATGTAGACTATCTGATTCTTTGACATAGTCACCAGTAGGATCCGGTACATGCGTTGGGGGATTCACAAAGATAAAGGGGTTATCTAGCGTCAGATCTGTCCCGCCCTGTCGAGCCTCCAGGGTCATCACCAAATCTGCCCCATTAAAAGCCGCAGTGACGACTGTGATCGACAGGCCCCCACCAGCTGGGAAAGTCAGAGGGAAGTTTATATTCAACGCCACAAACGCCTGAGCACGAATATGGCGTATCTGCTCACGCTTTTCCGCTGGAGTCAGGTTGGGATCATCCCTTACAGCCTGTATAGCATCCCGGACAATGCCCATGTCATGTTAGACGGACGAAGTCCGCAATGTTGACGGTGTAAGGTGAACCGTTGGTGGCTGTAACACCGAAGTTAGTATCATGGTAGCTGACGAGGCGGGAGTTTGCATCCGTACCATCAACATCATGGTAGATGACCGCCGCAACTGGGGTATTGTTAGTGGCACCCCCTGCGGGATCCCACGTGACGTTTGCAGAGTCAACATTAGCTCTGTCATTCGTGTCATCCTGTGTTACAGTCACCGAGGTAAGAGTTTTACGCACGTATGAGGTGAAATCAGCCTCGACCACACCTGACACTGCCTTGAGCTGAGTAACCGAGAGCAAATCAGGGTTAAATGCTCCAGATGCCGTCGTTTTAAGCAACAACATCTTCAGTGTAGAGGTATCGAGATCAGTAGCACCAGAAGCGATGCGAGCTTTTGCTACGTTATAAACGACTTCAGCCATTATGCTGCCGTATCCCCTTCTGCCCGGATTACAACACCATCAGTATCAACTGCAGCGGTGTTGGCTGCCGAGCGACGCACCCAAATAGCCACACACTGACCAGAGCCAATATTGCCTACGGTCAAACCAGTGCCTTTGGTCGTAGGTGATGAGAATGACTCACCTGACGGAGCAGTATCCTCGTTGGCAATACGTTCGGCCTGTGCGGATGCTGACGTAGCGGATACAACGCCGGTTCCGTCGATAGCGATAGCGGCCGCGGCGCCTCCTGCCGTTTCCGAAAAGAGCCATACCTTCACCGCTTCCCAAGTAAGTGAACCATGGTTGTTATGGATGAAGAAGCAACGATACTCCAGATTCGAAGCAGCGTTCTCATCACCCGTGACCACATCAAAAAGGTTATGGAGTGTGGCGTCAGTAATCGCCGTGGATGACATGAATCCACCGATACTGTCGTTCGGATCTCCCTGAGGTGAGCTGTTACCTGGACCGGTATTCTTGCTCAGCTTAAAGAGAATATCTGTTGCCGTTATTGCCATATCTTTCCTTTCTAGAAAACTACGGCTTCCCCAGTGGGAATGGTTACTACAAGGTAATTTAATCCTTCTATCTTTGTTTGCAGGTCTTCCCTACTGGGTCCGACTCGACCCCTGGGGTGTGTATGCCACACTCCTACCGTATCGCCCAGGTTATCTATGAGATCCTGGCGACTCTCAAAGAGTTCTACCACCTGTTCCTTATCCATAACATAACTATCGTGTGGACTCTCGCTCACGTTGCGAACGCAGATTACTTCCCCTGTCGCAGTGTAAATACCACAGCATTCGATGGGACTACCCTCCGATAGTTGCTGAATCTTCTCCACTACTTCTGGCAACGGTACCAACACTGGCCACTCCTAACGCATTTAGCTCTTTCTCGGCAGCCTCGAGATCCTCTATCGTAAGAATGCCCTTGCGTATGAGCACTAAACGGAGTATAGGATCTGAACTAGGACGACCGTTGGTAAAACCTCGAGAAGGTTCAGCCGGTGATGGGGATTTTGCCTTAAGTTGACCCTCGAGACTGAACTGATGTTTGACTGTGTCGGAGAGATGATATTCCCGATCTCGTCCGCATACCAAGCAAAATTCCTTAATCTCCACTATTATGTCTCCCCATGGTATCATCAACTATACCGGCATCAATATACCCCTGCGTGAGTTGATACTCGTCAAAGTTCGTCTGGCTGGGGTTGACCATGGCATGAGCAAGAATGCCCTGTAGCGTAACCGAGACCTCATTCTCAATGCGCTTAACTGGCTTGCCAACTACATGCTCGATCAAGAACTTCGCAGCATCCAGTTTCACCGCAGCAGGCACCATAGGCCGGCCCTTTTTATCTATCTTATTATTCTTGAGAATATTTGACATCACCGAGAGAGCCTCGATGGTAGCCACATTCATCTCAGTCTTGACTACCTTTTCATACCTACGAATGATCTCCTCGTGATATGCCTTGCTGATCCAAGTAGGTTGTCGTCCCCGAAAACCTCCAGCAGCATCACGTGGACGTCCTCGAGCAAGTTCCTCATCATCCCATTCCTCGACAGGCTTATATAGCAGATCCAAATCCGCTTCCAAGAGTTCTCCCCGCCTTCTAGCGCGTTTTCTAATCTGCTTGTCGTTCGAGGACCGCAGCGGATGCAAAGGAGTAGTCGTGTAGTTTATGACATCATCCGAGGGATCATCCTTTTTAGCCTGATAAGGTCTGCCATTGCGACCAACCGCCGGCATCCCTCGAGCGTTTAGGAAGCCATAGCGCATATCCAGCTCACATGGAGTAGCTCCTGAGCCATTCTTATAAGCAAATCGCTTACGTCGCTCTTCATTCCTCATGTTAACTAACCTCGTTAATTGACTCTCATGTCATGCGCCGCATGACTATGCCATGAACCCCGGAGGAGGTGAGCTTCCTGGTGAACCATCAAATACCACACCGGAGCCAACATTGCCCTGACCAGTTACTCCTGGCGAGGTGTGGAATGAGACAAACTTATAAGCCGGCAAACCATTGGAAGGATCATCAATGACTGTGTTAAAGCTGCAAGTAACCGATCCTCCACCAAAACTTCCCATCCAGCCATACCCACCAATAGCAGTAAGAGGCTCAGAGAAGTGACCATCATCCGGTGATGGACCAAGGAAGTTAGCCCAGGCCGGTCTAACCGTATTGCTCAGGATAGACACTGGTGAATCGCTCCAACTAGACCTAAGAATCTGAATACCCCGCCCAGACACATTCTCGACAAGGTTATTGCGGATCATAATCGGTCCAACAGAGCGATTACTGTAAAGGCCATTGCCATCCGAATGCCAAAGATCAATAATTATCCCATTACGGTCTGCAGACGGATTGCCATCATCCTGAATCTGATTATAGACCTGGTTATTCTCCAGCAGAATACGGAAACCACCCAGTCCACCCCCCACACCAGCCCAGCTACGTCCGATAGAGATGCCCGAACCAGCACCACCAAAACCATAAGCGGCATTGCCAGAAGCATCACGGATAATGCAGTTACGGACTACGAAGTTGTCCCCATTCCAAAAAGCAATACCATTACGTCCTATCTTGCCCGTACCGGGAATAGGACGGACGGTTAGACCATCGACAACGATATTGCCGCTAGGCCCAGAAGTAGAACCGCCCCTGTTGCTCCTCGAGCCATCCCCATAAATACCCTCAGCGTTCGTATTGCTGCCAGCAGCCTCCACCACACCAGGGCCAAACAATGTTATATTCTTGCAAGCTCCATAAAACTCCATGCCAGAGCCCCCAGGGTTTCTCAGTATCGCCCCAGCAGCCCATTCAACCCGGACACCCCCAAAATCCTTATTCAAATACCAGTTATCATCATTCCACAGCCCCGAGGGGATCAACACCAGTCTACCAGCCAGTTGCGATGTAGATAGATTGAGAATTTGACTGAGAGACCCGTTTACACCCACCACATAGTCAGGTGTTCCCCCACCTCCGCCAGAAGTAATGACAATATTATGGAAGCGAGAGTGTTGTCCAGCCGCATTGCTAGCCGTCAACAGCACATCGTATGATGCAGCACCCGTATAGACATGTGTGGGATGCTGCAAAAAAGAATCCGTGGAAGCATCCCCAAAGTCCCAGCTCCATCCCGTGGGCACGTTGGTGCTCTGGTCATTAAACTGAACCGTTTGTCCCACCTGAGCAGAGCTTGGTGTTATCGTGAATTCCGCAACAGGAGGTAGACCCGGATCCCCACCACCACCAGACGCATTGCCAATAGTATAACTATCAAGATCAGCATACGTATACTCTAGTCCCGCATGCTCAATGCGTATAGTATTATTGCCAGAGTTGAGTGGAATGTTGATCGTTGTTGACTGCGTGAACCGAGCCGCACTCTCCCAGGAAGTAGCAGTGTTCGGAAGGCTGATAGTGCCCTGAATAGAGCCATTGACCCGTATATTGACTATCGTTGGAGAATTGGGCGGATCGCCCTGTCCAAACCGTATCGAGAATGGATAAGTACCGCCGGTAGCGATGTTAGCGATAATCTGGTTAACGTCTCCCGTCAAACCAAAGAACCCAATATATCCCGTACCCGTATACCCCGGATAATCCGTACTAACAACAGCATTACCCTCAACCGAGCCAGCCTCAGCCTCTATCGTCACCGATGTGCCCGATAGTGAAAGTGGTCTACTGCTAAGGTTGACTACAGCAGGCTGCAAATTTATGCCCCTCGAGACCGTCAAGGGCACCGCAGTAACAGCCAATGTACGTGGCGCCAACGTGAGTGCTCCCACACCACCAGATACTGACAATGGTTGCGCACTCATCTGGATGAGGCGTGGTTGTAAAGCAATGGCTACGGCAAAACCAAGTGTAACTGCCAGAGGTTGAGCCTGTAGTGTGGTTGTAGCCGGCACTAGCGTGCCAGCAACCACATTGCCCGTAGAAATAGTCAGCGGCCGGGCAAGGATGTGGATGGTGTTGGGCAGGGCACGCACACCGCCAAAGACCTCTGTCGGAGCGGCGTTCCACCGCATTCGCCAAAGCTCTCCGGTCGAGTCTCCGATGCCCAGCCCTTCACACCGTGTCAGGAAGAACTCGCCCTCCGAGAACGTTCCCTCAACAGTCCCATTGACCTTACAGCGCCGTATGAGCACGTGGATATCAGAGCCATCATCATTAATAGACTGGCCCTCGATCACAAAGTAAGGTCGTACGTCCGTATCCAGTTTAACCAGTTCACGAAAGCCTGATCCCGATATGAGAGAAGCCCCGGTAAGTATCTGCCAGGCCTCGAAACTGATTCCTCCGGCCTCGAGTTCCCACTCGACCATCGCCCCCGTGCCCTCCATGGCAACATTGCGATCATCGGACTTCAGTAATTCCACATTTTCCGTCTCACGGAACGTGACGACTCGACCTACCGGCAAATCCACCGGAGTGCCCACACCCAACTCCCCAATGAAGGGAGTTATTTTAACATCCCTAATACCGAAGGGCAGATATGTCTCGACTAGCGTCATTTTATATCCTATGAAGTAGGATGTACTTTATCTCAGCAATAGAACAATAACAATGATGAGAAGAATTAGTAAAAGCAGTCCACCCCCAACATACATTTCATACCCTCCCTAGAAAGATGTTACTTGATTTTATCTTCTTCTTTAGGTTCGGGAAGATCTGGCACTTCGGGTAGAGGCACTCCATTACTCACCAAAACTCGCCGATAGGCGCTAGCCGCATAAGCGTAATGATCTCTCTCAGCCTCGACCCTATGTATTTGTTTGCGTAGTCGGGCAAGTTCGTCAACACTAATGCCCCACACAAATCGGGAGACGATCAGCATGGCACCCGCCCCTCCCAAGGCGGGAAATGCTTTTAAAATTTCACTGAAGTCCATTGTCACTGGCCTCATTTGCCCTCAAGAACATCCAATCAACTTGAATCACAAAATGAGCGAGTAAAGCGGCAAAGGTGAATATTCCCCGAGCCACACTCTCAATGTCTAATTGATCCTCTGGTGTTTGAAATAAACGCCCCGTAAGAGCAAATCCCATCAAGATGAAGAACATCCAGCGGAAGAAGGGCTGTTGAGGCCAAATTGCGGTAGGAATAGTTGAAAGAGCGGCAATAATGTAGATAATTATGGAAAAAGGTTCGGATTCAAGAGTATACTGCATGAACGCATGTGCTCCGCGGGCAAGTGAAATAGCCGCTAGAGTGCAATATACGCCCAGAGCGAGAGGCCAGCCACGTTCAACAATAAACTGGACTAGTCTTCTGCGCCACACCCGTGATCTCCTTGAGGTCTGAGACCTCCTAAGTTGGGATGAGAAGGGTTATCCGTCTGGTATAATCCATAACTTGCGGGCAACGGATTTCAGTCAGGTGCTAGCACCTGCTGGGTGGATCTCAGAGTTGAGGCTGTTAAAACACTGAGAACCCGTCTACCGATTTGATAGACGAGCGGGGATACCAGACGGATAACCTTATCAACTTAAAAGATTCGCAATTGCCGTGTCAAATGCCACGGCCGGAATCTTTGCGGATCAGATTTGTGAATTATGTCACATCTACTAGGGATGCTATGCTGGGGATGGCCACTGCTTCCGTATCCCAGTTTTTGATTAGGTTGGATATCAGAGTTTTCATGTCGAGGTTGGTGGAGTCGGCAGTGTCCCATTTCTTCACCCCCATGGCTTGGATGCTGGCAGCGATGGCGACGTGTAGATGAGCGGCTTGTTCTTCTGTGCATTCGAGTTCGATTAGGATCTTATGCATTGATGCTCCCTAAGGTAAATTTCGGCTCGTTTGAGATTGGCACGGGAATCTTTGAACAGACCTATGGCGATGTTACAATTGTGGCAGAGTAAGCCCCGAACCTTCAGAGTTGTATGGTCGTGATCTATACAAAGAGTAACTTCTTGGAGACAGATGGCGCACTTGTTCTGTTGAGCTTTGTATAGTTCTTTTAACTCTTCGGTCGAGATAAGAGTGCCTGCTTTTTGTCTGAGTCTTCTTCGTTGGTGTTTCAGTGTTTGACAGGGATCACAACTTCTTGCCAGTCGCGTCTTGCGATGGTTGAGGGGAAACTCTTCTATCGGTTTGTAGAGTCGGCAAATGTCACATCGTTTCTTTTTTCTTGGCATGTGGCTATTTTACTATAACTTGAATCCTCGGGCAAGGAGTTCGCTCTTTTGCTAGGGGGAGACAGGGGGCGTTGATCCTATGGTCCGCGGAGCGGATGGGCAGGAGGGGGTGGGCGAGAAGGGGACGGCGGGGGTTCACGCCCGAAAAAATTTTTTTATTTTTTTGTGATATATGACCGAAATATTTTTTGGGGGAGCGGGCCGATTTTCGCCGACCCGCTCCCGACCAAATTTGCGCCGATTACTTCAATTCGGCGACAACCGTTTTCCGGGCCTTTTTTTCAGCGAATTTGGCGATCCATTCTTCTGTCGTCAAATTTGTGAGATTCCAGCGACCGCCGCTACCAGGCTGTTCGGTTGTGATTTTGCGGAGAATTCCCCGAACCGTTTTTTCGTCCATGAAAAGGACCGCTGCAAGATCTTTCGGAGTTTTCACCTGGGGGAGCTTTTTTTCGTTTTCCATTTTTTTTCGCCTTTCGTGCTGCGCTGGATTGCGCTTGCAAGGCGAGTCTAATAAATCGGACATAAAACTAGCGTAAAAAAAATAATTATTCATCCATTTTTTTGCATAAAAATACAGTAGGCAAACCTAATTGATTATGTTAAGTCACCTTAATTAGTTGTATCTATTCACCTTAATTAATTGTATTAGGTCGGATTAATTAATTGTATTTGGGCGCCCTAATAAACCCCGTTAACCACGGTTAACACATGTTCTTCCGCGCACCTTAAGAGTAACTCTTAGTCCGCCCTAAGCCGAGCGCTTAAGGTTTTCGTAGCGGACCTCTTCGGTCCCACTAAGACCGACCCAGGCTCCACGGAGGCTAAAGATTCTCGGGCCCTGGGGCTCTCATTGGTTTCACTTCTCGCGCCCACGGGCTCTCATTCGTTTGGCCACGGCCAAAAGCGGAACGTTCCCGTGCCGGAACGCGCGGTTTTGCGTGCGGTCCCACTTAGTCTTTTCTTCGGACCGCGAAGTTTCCGTGGAATTTGACAGAGGTTTACAGGGCATATAAAATGGGGTTATAATTCAACGAAAGGGATCAAACCATGAATCTTATTCCGAAACTTTGCATGATCGGAGGTCTTGCGCTTTCCCAATGCGGGCCACCGCCGCAAGAGCCGGTTCCACAAAAACCGGACTCCATCTTGATCGAAGAAGGCTACAAAGGCCCAATCGACATCGATCCGCCCACGCGACTCGACGTTCTGCTCGAGGGTGACCCCGACGACGACCCCGAATACTTTCGGGACAAGTGCGCACGCATGGGTGGCGATACGGAACTGATCTTCGACCCCACACTCTACCGATACATCTGCGAAAACGTCGACTACTGAACAAGGAGCCTAAACAATGACCATAGAAACAGCCGATGGCTATCCCCTAGCTGAAGGTGACCGAGCCTTCAACTATTACGACCGCAAGTGGGGCCATATTGGCCCTGACATTGACTCTGAAGGCTGGTTCACCTTCGACCATGATGATGGCACCCATGCCATTCTCAATGGCGACCGAATCGCTCGATACCAGCCTGATTGGATGAAAGACTGACTGGAGAGCCCCCCCATCATACTCGGACTCCGAGTATCGGGGGGTTTTCCACACGGTTACCTTGCGGTCCTAGCCGGTCCTAGTTAGACAACGAAGGTTTTGCGTGCGGACCTAGTTAGACCAACAGAGGACGGTCAGTGGTTCTTGGAGGTTCTTTGTAAAGGCTAGCAGCTCTCGCTGGCACGAGCTCTCATTGGCCCGTGAGAGCCACGTCCAAACTCTCAAAAGTCTCAGAAATCTTCCTTACCACATCAAATCTAACCATAGATAAACTCTGCCTCCTCGATTCCGCGTTCCCTATTCATCCACCTACACACAACATTAAAATCATCCCCACCTGTCTTTAATCAATTCCTAAAAGCCTTGAAAACCAAATACCAAAACCACCCTACACCAACCAAAGCACATACCCAAACTATCACTGCCACTGGATCCCACTGCCTCGGGTCCCACGCAGACCACCATTGTTCTAACACACGTCTACGCATCCTACGCTTAAACCTTCTATCCTCTCTCCTCCATTTCTTCATCATTCTTACCCTCTGCTTCTGATTATACGTATCCAACCACTCCACCAACCTCCTTTCCTCCTCAATCCTTCCTCGATTATATTCCCTATCAAGTCCCATCATTTCCCTCCATCGCGGATCAAATCAGTGATCGAATCACCCTTGAATGAGCCTTAAGGAATCGTCAGGAAGCTTTAAAACAGCCTGAGGAATCGTCGAGTCGCATCAATCGGTCAGCATAATCAAGCATGATAGCCCTAGAAATCCTCGAGATAATAGTATGCAGAAGTTTGAGCCCCTTCATCACAGGGAGCCCCATAAGCATGCAAGTGTGTTTGGAATGAGTATAGCATTCCCTCCAAAACGATCCCCACACCCTGAGCAGTCCTGATTTTCTTCAGGTCCCAATCCTTCTCGCCAGCCTCAATCTCATCGCACCAAACCTTGATCATGGTCTGCATCACCGTGACTGCCATCCGAGCTACCTCCCCAGCCTGATCCCAGTCATAAGGAGATGGGGTATCGGGAAACCCGGTGGCCGGATCGCGGTAAACCGGCTTATGATGTTCATTGAGTATTTGGTCGTTTCGGTTCATCACCCACACTCCCAAATCAACGCAGTGTGCAGGCAAGCGAAGAGCATTTGGTCCTCATTTTGAACCATCCTCAGCTGATAATATTCCCCATCAGCCGCTTCCTGCTTGGTCTTCTCGAATAGCCTCACAGCCATCGTCAGCACTCGGGTCATTGATCCAGGCAATCCCTCGAGCTTAAGCAAATCCTCAAGAATCTTCCCAGCCCTGAATCCCTCATCGTTGAAGATGTCCAGAGTGAGATTCTCAAAGACCACCTCCTCCTCAGTCAATCCATAATATAACATTTTGATTCCTTTCAGTGTTTTGAGTTGTCAGACCTTAGTAGCGGGATGTGGCCAGCGAGTGGTGTGTCCCCATTCATCGGCATGGTCGCGTCCGTCGGCAGAGCATTCGTCGTAGATTTTTTGAGCCATTTGAGCAACCTTGACCTTGTATCGGAAGCCCGAGATCAGATCAGCATCGTTTCGATTCAGATCATCGAGATCAGTTGCGAAAATGTAAAGCATGTCCATGGTATTCGGCCAGTAGTCGAAGAAGTCGTCATCCCCAGATGGCGCAGAATCGAGAGCATTGAAGAGTGCATCGAAGGCCCTAGTCAATCCCCCTATCGCCCCTGAAAGCTTCCAGATCACCGCATCAGCGGGGGTAGCAAAGTCGATCAAGTCATCCAGTTTGTCAGCAAAGAGCAGGCGGAAAGCCTTGATAACTTCAATTTCCGCATCAACCATACCCAATTCGGGCCTTAGATTGGCAACCGTTTGTGAGATTGAGTAGCCATTCCAGAGAATTTCAGCCCTCAGCCAAGTATCAGTGAATGGCAGGCCCTTGTCAGTGGCCTCCTTGTCATAGTTGGGCAAAGCATCAATGCAGCCCGTATACTCCTGATGAGGGTCGAATAGCAGAACCTCGTAGTGATGCGTATGTGGGTTGGATTCGGTAATCATCAGTTCATTCCTTTTTAATCCTTGATCAACCCCATTGATTGATCATACCCTATTTTATCAAACCCAGATGACCAAGTCACCCGTCCAATTCCGCAGATATTGAACTTAATACTCATCGAGGTCTTCATGTTGAACGAAGTCGATCAGGTCCTTCCAGACCTGCGTCTCACTCTGACTCCTCAGACTCCCTCGAGTCATCATAAACTCCTTGATGCTCAGGGCAATCCCCCTCAGAGCCTCATACTCCTCCGTGGTGTATTGCGGGGCGTCATCCCCCTCCCACTCCCACAATCCATCAACCAAATTCATCTCAACCATTCCAAATCTCAGAGGCATTCAAGCCCTCGAGAGAGTGATGAAAAGCCATGTCCATGAAGAATGGATCATCTTGGGCTTCCTCGTGCACCCAGATAGTATCAAAGCGATCCATGTTGCGAAAGCATAGGATGCGATCGTCCATGCCATACTCAGGATCCGTTCCTGCCGTACCGTCCGTCACCTTGAATCCCCCGGTGCGATAGGACAATACCATCCATCCGGGCATTGCCTCCCCAAAGAGTTTTTGAATCTTTGGAAACTCATAGTCCCAGTTATCCCAGTTAGGATCATTCGCAGCAATGCGAGCCTCCATCTCCTGGACCACACCCTCCTCAATCTCGAGGAAAGCCCTCAGCAGTTGTTTCGTTTGATCCTTCATGAGCGCACCAAGCTTTCAATGTAGAATCGGTAGAAACCATCGTCATCATCGGTCAGGTGTGCGAGATAGAAAGCGTTGAATCCCGCATTTCCAAGAGTCTCAATCCACTCATATGATTCCCTTTCAAAGTCATCATAGCAAGTTGGGCAGAGCGGGTAGATTTCGCAGTCGCAAAAGTAGTCGCAGCCGCAACTCGTAGTCTCCCTCATAGCATCATGAGGGCAATTTGAGCATTTCATAGTTTGATCCCTTTGATTCCCTTGCGATCAATTTGATCGCATGAGCGATTATATCAAACCATCGTCACCATGTGACCCCTTGGATATAACTTCGCGGTCTCTTTCTTTCTTGTCAGGGACAAGATGGACCGCAGTGGTCACTAGGCCATTATCGGCTGCCCTGAAATACCAATCGGTCCCATCATGTGCTTGATAGGCTACCATACTAACTTCTCCAGCCGCGGCCAGATCAAACCCATAATTCTTAATCTCATCCATCACATCATCCGGGATACCCCACTCCATACCCTCATTCCTCGATTCCGTGATCAACTCAACTTCCACACTGAACGTTACTTTCAATACCTTGCTCATTTCACCTCCCTCCCTCACGCAGCTCGGCTCCACAATCTCCACACACCCTGATTACTTCATAGGCCTCGAACCCGCCCAGGTTTCCCGGTCGAGCGGCGAGAATTGGTTCCCCTTCGTGAGCGCAAGCTCCCATTCGTGAGCCCGCTAGCTCTCGTTCAAACTCAGGATTGAGAGCGCAGTTGAGAAAAGTTTGGGCGAGATAGATCAAGAATCCATTCTTTTCCACACCGCTCATCAAAACATAGGGCTCCTCGCTCAAGATCTTCGAGGCCATAACCTGAGCAGCCAATTCCATCCGCTCAGTCAAAGTCAATTGGCCAAGAACATCCCCAATCACATCCTCAAGCGTTGGTTCCCGTGAATCACCCTTCATCTCAGTCAACCCTCCATCCAGCGTCGATCAAATCCTCGACCGTGTCGAACTTCGTGACCGGGATAGCATCCCAGTCCATGCCTGTCTTGAGCTGAAAGAGATTGATATGATAGACATTGTAAGTGTCAGAGTCTTCTTCGGTCATGACCCCGAGCACCTTTGCCCCTCGATCCCATTCAACTTCATTTCGCATGGGGAGGATAGGCCAGGTGGGCCAATTATCATAATCCCCCACCAAATGTCTCGTAGCCTCAATTCGAGCCTTAACTGGATCCCAGCCTTTAGCCTTTGCCATCATACCCTCGATTCCTTTGTCATCAATTTGATACACTGATCATATCAAAACCCTATCTCACTTGTCAATTACTTAGCGGTCCCTTGATCCAGCCCCACACGACGGGCAGTACCTCCATTCATTCTTCAGGTATCGGCCACACCCGGGGCCCACACACCTACGAGTGGACTCGATATGTCCTTCTGGCTTCAGGCTTGTAGCGATTTCCACACTCAACAGGCGGAGTTTGCGGTCTACTTCAGTCTTAACCTTCAGCGCCTTTTCATTGCGGATAACCCAAGCATTTCGGTATCGCTTCGTGCCTTCCCCTTGTGCCCCTCGAGCTACCACACCCTCATTCTGTCGTCCCGTGTTCGCTCTTACCTTGGCTCTACTTTGTTCGCCTTTACGGTCCTTAAGTTTGACGGTCATTTCGCCTGCTCGAGCTTCGAGGTCAGTGCCCTTTGCATCTTCCCGTAGGGCCTCAAAGAATAGGGTAGTGTATTGTTCGATGAAGACCTGCGGCAACAAGTAAAGGACCTCGAGAGCGATGCGATTCTGAGCAAGTCCGCCCGAGGCGGAGAGCTCCTTCAAAATCTGAATCTTAAGGTCTTCCTTAGTTTTGTCAAGTTTATCCTTAGGCATATTGTCGGGCTCCGGGTGGTATTGGGTTGTTGGTGTTTCGGTTATGTAAGTTATTGTCATTGTTTGTGCATCGTCGCATATATATAATGCGACCGAATGCAACAATAACAATATCTCACCATAACCTCAACTTACTATAACTGAAGGGCATCGTGCGTGGTTAATTTTTTGGTGTCATTGTCGGCCCATCGTCTGCTGGCAGGTGACTTCCTGACGAAGGGGCTCAGTGAGGGAGGTCATTTCTGGCACTATTCCAGCCTAATTTGTCGATTTAGTTATCATACTTTGTTGTTGTAATGGGATGATGACTTCCTTCTCAGGCTGAGCCTCTTCATTTTTGGTGGCCGACCATAGCAATATGCTGATTACCACGAGGGCTAGGATGATTTTTAGGGGGAGTGGTGGATCTTTCACGATATATCTCTTGCCTCGGTCTTTAGGAGCAATGGCACTAAAGCGCAGGTTGTCGTGTGGAGGATAGGGGCGTCAGAGTTTTCTCGGACTGTCCCGCAGTATGGACAAGGCTGGAGAGCCTTTATCAGTAGATAGGCTTCGCGTACATCATCGACATTCATACCATTCATACTCCCGTTCGTAGTCTTCGTCAGGATCTTTAGTTTTGGGCTTGATCGGTGTCATATCAACTACCCAGTATACATGATCGACCCCATGTGACATAAAATCTACAAGATCTTCCCAGCTGAGGGGTTCCCCCTTGCGCTTCGGCCCGGAGGGATACCACATCCCCTGAGACTTCAGGGCAGTGTACTTATACTTTCTGGCCCCTGGCCTCTCGGTGAAGGACTTCTCGAAGTAGAGGATAGCCCCATCCGCATAATCATCCTCCCCCCAGCTCATCAGTTTTTCCAGTTCCCTCCGGTGAAATTCCATCTGTCTCAGATGGTAACTTGTCTTGGTTGTCATAGCTTTATCTTCTCCTCTGTGAAGGCGGTAGATCCGCACTTTGGACATTGGCTAGCCTCTAGACAAGCAGTTCGCAGGGTTACTTTACCTGCTATATTCCCTTGCCTAGTGAAACTGCCCAGGATAGGCATTCTTGGTATTTTGCGTAGTTCATCGGGAACATACCATACGGTAAGATCCCTTCTGCATCGTCGCTTCCACTCCTTTTTCATTCCTCATCCTTTGTGTATATCACGGTGTCTCCGTACCTATGGGTCAATTCGACCCGCGTGACTGTGCCAGCCATGAGCCAGCCCATCGGGCTATCAGGCGTGAGAATAAACTTCTCGGTCGTGACTCTGCCATCACAGGTCCTGATAGTTTCCCTGGTGACCCTATTAGCCTTCATTTCTCAGTCCTTTCCTTTTGCATCCATTTCCAGTATTTGCAGTTCGGTTGATGGGTCAGTTGATGTCCCTCCCAATTAGCACCGCATACCGGGCAGGATCCGCCCCGGTAGATGGTCTCGTGCATATCCCAGTACTTTTTATCAGTCACCGAGCACCTCCGGTCTATCATACTCAACAGCAGCTTCCTGCAGTCGTTTGACTGCATTATCAGCTTCTTCATAGTCATCTGGATCAGCAAACATTTCGTCCCAGCAAGAGGGATGGATGCCCGTGATCAGCAACTCGCGTTTGGAAGGTGCCCAGTCGGGGAGAGCTTCCTGAATATGGAGGCCAGCGTTCATGCGGTCAACCTCCTCATGAAACATATGAACCTGAGATTGAAGACCGCAATGCGGGCATCGTGGGCATAAGATCATAGGCATTATCGTAGCCTTTCCCCGTTGCAGCGGTAAAGGGCGCGGCATGAGGGGCAAATCATCGCCCCAACCGTAGCACGATACCAAGCCTTCTCACCGCATTCGCAGTCAATCGGCTCCGGAGCCCCTGCATATTCCAGGCGCACCAGTTTTTCAGCCATTTGGCGTGCACCCCGTCGACCGAGATGCCATTGGTAATCCATTTCCGCAACTATGTGTTGCTCGATCCATGGATTGTTCTCATCAACCTTGTATCCCATTTTTTGCCCTTTCATTTGATTTGATAGGGGCATTATATATGACCTATATTCCAGAGTCAATAACTTAGCGGAACCATTTGATGATTCGATCACTCGATCAGTGCGATCAGGAGCATTATCAGTCATTCCCATAAAGTCCCCAGGATGAGGGATACCATCAAGTGCGATGATTCGATCACTCGATTGGTCCTCATCCCAGGGAGCTTTTAGGACTTAACCTAGTTACTCATTAACTTCTTTGATGTTTCTTAACTTCTTAACCATATTCATGAGGTCCTCTGTATGCTGATCGCTTAACTTCTCAAACTGATCAGCCATTATAGCATTCTGTTTTTGATGGTGAGCTCTCAGTTTATTCCTACCATCATATAGAAACCCCCAACACTTTTTACATATCTTACGATGACCTCCCTTACCATCACTGGCAAAGGCAGTTGGCCAAACTTTAGGTCGATTACATGGACCCATACAACGCATTATCTCTGTAGCTTTACCCCGAGGTATAACGGGTTCTTTACCTCGATTGTTCATATCGTACCTTTCAGCTATGGGGTGTTGCCGGAGGATGTGACTGGAGTGCTAAAGCCCTCCCACCCATAGGCAGCTTTGCCTGCACCTTGTGATGTATCTACCGTATTGTTGGTTACGGTTGGCCCTCGAGAGAAGCCCGCACCATAGCCACCGATAGCAACTTTGGGGTTGCCCTGGTGTGGATCATTACCGAGGCCATAGGCATATCGGCCACTGACCTTATTCTGGTCTACAGTCACTAGAGAATCTGCTTCTCCAGCTATCAGTACCTGAATACCTCGGCCAGCAACATCCTTGATGTCGTTGCCCTTGATCAAAACAGGCCCATGAGCGCGGTCCGAATAAGCTCCTCCATGATCACCATGGTAAAGGTCGAGGATGATACCATTGCGGTCCGCAGAATCTTGACCGTCAGTGATGTCGGCACTATATAGCTTGTTGCCTTCCAGACGACAGGCATAAGACTTTGCTGGTACTCTGGTATTGGTCTTGCTATGTCCGATCGAGATGAGTGAACCTGCCGTATTGTAACCGAAGATGGCATTGCCCGCAGCGTGATGGATTTCACACCCCAGGACCTCTACCTTATCGGCTCCCCAGATACCCACACCATTGCGTTGGATGTTGCCGGTACCTGAGATGGGTCTGACCACAATGTTCTCGATGACGATATTGCCGGCGGACATACCGTTGCCGCCCTTATCAGCTCTGGTTGAGTCGATAAAGACACCTTCACTGAAGACATCGTTGCCAGCAGCTTCGATGAAAGCCTTGCGAGCCGCTGTAGCCGTGACTCGGAAGTTTTCAATCTGACCGTAGCCTTCAATGCCTGAAGTACCTCGGATGACTGCTCCTTCTTCGAGAAAAATTTGCAGTTTTTTGAAGGGCTTGTTGACCATGTAGAGTCGGCCATTCCACACTCCCGAGGGAACCCCGATTTTCCACTCACCCTGCAGAGCCTCAGCTCTATCTACAAGCTGCTGCAGCGTGCCATGGGTACCTACAACCACATCATAATTTCCCGCCACTGGTGGGGGCGTTACGGGTGGCTCCGGGGTAACGATGGGGGGTACTCCTGGGTCGGTATTTACTCCGACAACTGAAAATGTCCCATCTTTCGATGTGCAGCCCACGGCGTAGAGATCCGCCCAGTTGCTCCATGCCGAAGTGCCATCATGTTCAATTTTCACAACCGACTCACCTTTGGGCAAGCTGAAACTTACCCGAGAGGTCCACTCCCTGCTATTTTCAGCCCATAGATCCTCGGTGACTGCCAGCGTCAACTGCTTATTGGTTGTCCCTACACTCACTTTTCGTGTGGACCCCGTTTGCTGCGACTCAGAGGCCAAGGCATAATCGAGGGCAAATTCTACCGTCATTGCCTTGTCAGTTATAACCTTGAGACTCACAGCTTCACCAGGTTGACCCCACATACCGATATGATTCTCAACGAGAACCATGGTTTCAGCGTTGACCAGAGTGAGCTTATTGGCTGGTACCACCAGTGAAAATTCCTCCCCAGGTTCTACAGGAGGTTCTACAGGGGGTTCAACTGGAGGTTCTGTTGTTGCCAGATCCTCTGATATGACAATGAGGCGATCTCCTTTTACTTTGAGATCCTCCCCCATCGCCTTAAGTTCTGCTGAATAATCTGTCATTAGATACCTTTCTATTAGTTGACCGGAGGAGGTGGATAGGGTGACTCAGCCCACCACATCAAAACATGTTCACCAGGCACTGATTTGAGTTGTTCAGCGACTGTAGTCCACATTGCTTGCCCACGAACATAGGGATAGATTTCAGACCACCAAATAGGCTTGTTAGGTACCTGTGTGCGGATCCATTTAGCGACTTCTGTGTAGTATCGGGCAACTTCAGCGTTATTTGTTCCTGGAGGACTGTTCAAGGTCCCATCCGGCTTCCAAGGCCGGCAGCCCAGGTTGGCATCCACACATACAAAGTCAAACTTGCCATTGGCGAAATAGTATTTGAGGGCGTCATAGTCCCGCTGGTCACTATCTCCCCATGGTCCATTGATAGCTGGATTAGTAGCCTTATGAGACCCAGTACCAGGCAAATCTTTGCTCATGGCCGGATAATTGCCTCCACACAATACCCCAGGGTCAACCTTCTTCACCGCATCGAAGATTTTATTCTGGAGGTCAGTTGCCCCTTCATAGTCCCATCGGTTTTGAGCTTGGTTATAATAGCCCTTGAGCTCATTCCACAGCTGCACATGGGTGAGACCTCGTTTTTGCCCTGAGGGATTGTGTCGTTTGACTATCTCAGCAATCCAGTTGGCATAATTTTGGTGTTGGCTGGCCAAGATGCGATCCCCCAGCCCATTCCATGGTCCTGGCGGTGAGGGTCTGAATCGAGCAGGTCCATTGCAGGCCGTAAGCACTCGATACTCTGCATTAGCCATCTGACGAATACGGGCGTCAAGGTTTGTCTCGGTAGAACCCCACCCGAATGCCGGTACAGCCTGTACTTTATAGTTCATGACCGCTGGTAGTGTGGGATCACTATAGGTGGCTCCATAAAGTATTCGGTTGGTTGGTGTGGGGGGTATTGGGGGTTCTACGGGGTCGGGCTTCAAATCATCTCCTATGACTTTGAGTCGGTCTCCCATGACCTTTAACTGCTCGCCCATGGCTATCAGTTCTGCTGAATAGTCTGTCATTGTTCTCCCTTAGTTGTAAAGAAACCGGCCGCAGGTGGGCCAAGGTGCTGGGCCACGGGCTGCGTAAAGTAACTGAGCACGGTAATTTTGTTCGTCTCTTGAAGCGTCGATAGGATCTCCTGTACCTCCGACGCTTCGCCAGGTGGATAGGTCAAACTGATAGAGCCCTCTATACCACCCTTGTGGTGAAATCGCGCGTGGGTTGTCACTAGATTCGCAGAGTCGAAGACTAAGCCACTGTGACTCAGATGGATTTCCATAGTTTGTCCTTGGCGGGGGAGTATAGGCCCTAACTTGAATCTTAGGTTCTTCTACAGGTTCAGGTTCGGGCGGTGGGGGAGGTGGAGTATATTGTGGTATATCGGGTTGTAAGTCGTGCAACGCATGATCGACATATGTCCCCGAGACTCTATAGGCTGGCGAAAAAATTGCGTCAGCTATAGAAGGTAAACCGTTAGGTTCTTCTTGATAGTCAGGGATTAGGGCGCCTGCTAGGAGCGTCGCGAAAGTTGTCGTGAGCACCAATTTTGCCATCGTAGTTGCCCTCCTTGAGCGCCTTACAGATTTCACACTCAGGGTCTTCCCAAGTGATCGGCTTTCCATGCACGATGCATGTAGGTGTGGGATGCGGTAGCTGGGGCATTGGGGGATTCAGAAGATCTCGTTCGTATTTGACTAAGCTCTCATTGACTGAACTAAGAGCCCTAAATACTATTTGTCTTCCTGATGTAGGTTCAAGATTATTAACAAGGATTCTCATTTCATCTAATGAGGTCCTGATCCGTTCAACTTCATCTGCCATTTGTCTCCAATCTTTTCGACTTCATTTCGATGTCGTCTGAGTTGATTATGTACCGTACCATTTCCTAGTCCTGAAACTTCCATTACCTCTCGAGTACTATGACCTCCCGGCCCTAATGACTTCAAAGCTATTAATGCCTTAGCGCCTTTAGTTGATTTGCTTCCATTCGTATGAACCTTACTTCTGATATCTATTACTCTGACTTCTGATTCTTTCTCGATAGGCATGACTACTTGAGGTTCCCATCGAGTATTATTGAGATTTACTATCTTAAATCCTGGACTAGTACTACTTTTAGACTCTCGCTCTACCCAAATTTCTCCACGTTTGCCCCGTTTGAGATATAAACTATCCTCTGCCCAGGCATGGTTTGCCATGGAGCCCAACATCAACTGACCCCCACGTTGAGCATACTTAGGATCATTCTTACGGAGATGATGAACTACTATGAGAGCCATTTTATGTTTGCGAGCAAGTTGTTTGAGAGGTTTAAAAACTTTCTCAGTCATTTGCTGAGCTCGAGTCTCCTCAACATCACCTGCCATCATCATCAGTGGATCAAGTATACATAGTCGATACTGACCCTTCTCTAATACCTCATCAAACCAAGATAACCAAGCCCCATTGCTGATGGTAAAACGATGTCCGATATACGCATCAACAGGTGGGTCCCCAGGGAGCTCCCGAACTGGAGCCCAAAAAATTTGGCCGTTTTCAGTTATAATCTTGTCTAACATCTTTGAGGGATAGATTTTGTCGAGGCGTTGCTTCACTGTTGGAGGTGGATCTTCTTCTTGAATCCATAGTACTGGACCAGGGTTTAAAACATCAAAGTAATCGAGGAAAGGTACACCGGTTGCAACTGAGATTGCCAGATCTAGGGAACAAAAACTCTTGTAAGACTTGGGTTCTCCAGCAATGAATCCACATGCTCCCTCAGAAAGAATATCCTTGACCAACCATGTAGGAGGTTTGACTGAACGCATCTGGGCAAAAAGATTTGAGGGATAGATGAGTCGTTGTTCTTCATCCTTCTCATAGGTTTCAACTATCCTATCGCCCTCTTCAGTGCGTTGTGCTAGAGCTTTAGCAGTCTCAGTACTGAGTCGTTTGTATTCATCTGCCCGTCCAACATATTTATTCCACACTGAATGTTTGACGAGAGCAATAATCTCGTTAAAGAGTACACCAGCATCAGCTAGTTCACGTTCAACTTCCCAGAGAACCTCGCTACGATCACCCGAGTATTGCTTAGCTGTAAGAAATTCCTTAGCTCTTCTGGAAACTCCAAACTCAACCTTATCATTCCATACCTTGTGTCGATCAACCCTCTCAACCTCCTCCTCGAGCAAGTCAGAGATGATGGAGACATCAGGTACATTAGGTAGTTCATTGAAGTCATCTACCAGATATAATCTGCCAGCGGACCAGAGTAATTTGCCAGTAGGTGCCTTACCGAACTGCTGAATATACTCGGGCTTATGATTCTTCCACCCTGGTATTCTAAGTAATTGTGTGGTATCCCAGCCGCCCAGATCTGCACCTAAGTAATAGGTCAGACATTGGTTCTCACGTCCAGGCCATGATGCCCCTTGAATACCCCCCGATACAATCCACAAAGCCTGATATCTTCCAGGCGAGGTTTCCCATGCAATAGTGGGACGATAATCTTTGTCGATCTTACTAGGATCTACTCCATCGAGGTCAGCCCATAACGCATGCTCATCCATTGCTTGATCTAAACGTCGTCGAGGGGTTTCGAAGAGGGAGGGGCACCAGTAGAGATCATCGTTTTCATGGGCAGCAAGGTGAGTGAGAATCTTGGCTTTATCTTTGGGCCACTTGAAAGCTGGACCCTCACGATAACTCTGGATTCGTTCGGTCTTATCTACTGCAGTGCCTGATATCCAGGGAAAGAAACAAAACCCTGATTGATTCCCCCAAGCCCGTGAGACGACCTTTAACATATCCTCGTAACTGCTCACCATTTTCGATCCCTTCAACCGGTTCGGTCGGTTTAGCATTGTAATCATATCGCAATCCAACGGGGGCAGTCAAATGACCCGTTCCTTCTAATTCTTTACTGAGTCTTTGTAGTCGATCCGCAACTAGATGGCTGATTACTGCGCCATGGGTAGGACCAAACTTTTCTAGATCAGCTGCAGCTCCATCAATGATCTGCTTAGCTGTCCATATATCCACTGGGATTCCTTTCGGGGAAGTAATGTCTATCTACACAGGGGAAGAGCAGGGGAAATGGTGAAAACCCCTGCTCTCCGCCTGCCTTGTTGCCTTAGCTATTGTATCAGTTTCCGCGCTTCGCGTCAACCAATTTCTTCTCGTACTCAGTTACCTTGCCCGACCAATATGCTTCCTCGTTGGTTCGAACTTCGTGTTCAAACTGAGTGCACCAGGTTGAATCCCCTCTATCAGTTTTGCCTCTGGAGTTAGACCCGAGATAGAAAGGCTGTCGCCTGACATGTTGGAGCATGTCAGACGCAACCTGCAGCATAATTGTTGCAACTACTGGAGTCATCAGATCTCGATCTCTTCGAGGTCGTCGATCTCCAATGCCTCGTCCTCCAGGAGTTCATCGAAGTCATCCGCGTCGATCACGTCGGCCTTGATGACCTTCTCAACTGAGGGCTTCGGCTTGTTGAATGCCTCGAACCCCTTGCGAAGTTCCTCGACCTCGTCGATGCCGATTGCCCAGCGATTGCCCTGTCCAACTTTGCCCCGCTGCGAGCGGAGGAATTTGCGAAAGGTGCGCCCGTCGGTTCCGAGCATGGTTGCAACTGCCTTTGCCGAGAGAACCTCGACCGTGTCCTCTTCGACCTCGTCGATTTCCTCATCGACCTCGTCTTCGAGAACCTTCTTAACCTTGTCCTTTGCCATTTCCCTGATTCCTTTCGTTGGGGCGTTTCCCCTTTATCAATAAATCTATTGTATCAGAACTCGAGAACTTTGTCAACCACTAATTGTCCCCCCGGACCAATCGAGGCCAGATCCCTCGCGTGCATATAAAAATGCAGGGGAGGTCCTAGTTAGTCTCATGAGTCCACCCATTCCATGTTCTCGGCACTTTCTGGTCACTTTCTAGAACCTCTGGCGGTTTCCTTAGCAGCCAGCTCTCGATCATAGTAACTGGGAGGCAGGTTAGACTCATACTTTTTCTGGAAATTCTTCCGCGCTCCACAGATTATGCATCTGGATGCGACAGGGTCACTGAGATGTGTAAGGGCGTGGTGCCTTGTGAACGTTCCATAAAGTGTAGGGCGTCGGCAATATCCACACCATCTATAACCTGCAGGAGTTGGCCAGTAGTACTTCTTATCTCGATAGCGTATAACTGGCGGTCGAAACTCGTGTCCTTTGCTATAGAGCACCAGGTCTTCATAGTCATGCATCCTCTTTGCTATCCAATTATATGCCTGACTGTACTTAACGAAGTCAGACTTGGTCTTGGTCCAACCTTTATCAGTGTGGACCCACACTCGCCAGGGATATGTTCCTACTACAGACTCGGTTGGTATTTTACCATACCATGCCTTGTAAATAGGGTCCTTTAACAAGTCCTTAAGCGTTAGAATCATCGCTTGACTCTGAAGGTGCTACCGCAGAATAGACATCGAAGATAGCCCCGGTCATATGCAGGGCCTATCAAAAGCTTCTGAGCCTTACACTTCGGGCACCTCTTTTTGAGGATTCCCTTCTTCAAGCCTCTCAACTTCCATCTCCTCCTGTTTTACTTCTACCTTGGTCGCTTGCCAGCTCGACCAATGGCCCGCAACGTTCGCATATATAGATACGAAAACGAGGAATGGTATGGAGTTTTTCCAGTACACCACACCTGGCACAGCGAGCCCTAACCATAGGACAGTCAACCATCCATGAACCTTTCTCTGTGTGGTAGCTTCTTGGCACCACGCTAGGAAGGATCGGCTCAACGCCTTCTGCGTCTTTTACCACGCTTGGTGAAGGTTCCATACTTGTGAGCCCATCTCCTTGCTATTCTAGGATGTCGAGCGAACATAAACTTCTGTTGTTTGTAGGATTTGAACGGCATGTCTCACCGAGCTTTTTTTATAAGATCAGCGGTGCTGAAGATCATTCATCCTCATCCTCATCGTCGTCGATGAAATCATCCTCGTCGAGATCCCTCAGCGATCCGGTATCTTCATCCAACTTCTCGATGTGAACGAGTGGGATAACAAACTTCTTGCTTTGCTTGGTCTTGGTAGGGCGCCCTGCATGCCCTTGGGGAAGTTCATCGAGTTGGACTACTGCCGAATCGCCCTGAACTTTGACGATGTGCCCGGTCATTCCATCGAGATACTTTGGCTTGATGCCATTCGTCAGAATGACCTTGTCCATTGCCTCGAGATTCACTGCCAGGCGTCGTGCCTTGCGTCGAATCACTACTTCCCGTCTCATGTTGATCGTCTTCACGATCTCATTGAGCCCTTCATCGTAGGTCCCATCATCAATCTCATCGCAGAGGATGATCCAGTCCCTTTCTCTTGGTAACTTTGTCATTGTCATTGTTCAATTCCTTTCGTGATTTATTGATTAATGACATTGTATATCATCTCATCAACCAAGTCAATCACATTATGTCCAGGTATTCTCTTCTCTCCTCCGAATAATCAGTAAGCTCAGAACAAAGATGCACTATCCCATTCTTGACATAGATTTGATCGAGGGATATAACCTCAACATCATCACCCTCATCCCAATCTGCAGTCCAATTTTCCAGATCCCGCTTCATACTATCTCGCGGATGCTTGACAATCGTGACAAGTACTGGCGCATCCGGAGGCGACGACATCAACCCCTCAATCAATTACTCAACAGTATCTAC